TCGCGGATCGCAGATCGAACGCCCATTAGAACCGAACAAAGAGGTTGTGAGGATTGCCAAGACCTTGGGCAACCGAGGCCGCGGCCTGTTCACGCTTCACCTCAGCAATCAGCCTAGAACGCAACACTTGCAGCTCGGCCAGGTCATATTTCTTCAAACGCCGCCCAGCGATCATGTATTCCTGGACCACACCGCCGGACACAATCGCGCGGATCGCGGCGTCCACCGCATCAAGATCTTGGTGTGCTTGGCTGCGGCCATCAAATGCGCCAGGGTTGCCCGTGTAGCTAAGCGCAGCGCCGACATCAATCAGGCCAGCACCCAGAGTGATCTTGTCGCTGCCTTTGGTGGCAATGGCTTGCCAATACCAATGCCCCGGATCAAACGCTGCTGTAGTTGTTGCGCTCAGCGTGGTTTCCCACCCAGAACCATAAACCGCGCCAACGGCCGTCGCGCCATGGTTGGCTTTGTCCGTGCGCAGGTAATAGGTCAGCGTCCACGCGCTGCTATCGACCACGTTGCCAAGGTTGTCCTTGGTCGCAACGTCCCGCCACTTCACGGTGTCGCCAGCAGTGATCTGTGCAGGGATGTTCACGGCCTACCAGTTGCTAGCGAACGAAGCGCCTTGTGCTGATCTTAGCTGCGCCTTGCGCTCCTTATCTACTGGCTTATCCAGCCTTCTTTCCAACTGATCCCAGATGGTTCTGCGGTCGTAACGCTGATACATCAGATTTAACGCCGCATAGGCGTACACCAAACAGTCGAGCGCTTCGTTGCGTGCGCTTGGTTTCTTCACCCATTCACGGACCGGGAACCCACCGCGGCTGTATTTGAGCACCTGCTTTTCCGCCGTTAGCTGCTCGAAATACTCCGTGGTCGTCTTCATGTGGAAGTGCAGGAAGCCGGCGCCAGTCTCGTTGTGCTTCAGCCGACCAAACAGCGTCGTCTTGATCGTGTCGCCACCCACCGGATAAAGCAGCGCGCCACGCTTCAGCGTCTTGCCCTTGTGGTTCACATCCACCTTCGTTGCTTTGCCGATTGGTGGCTTGCCCCGCTGGCTTTGCCCCTTAATCGCCACCACGCCCTGGCGTCCACGCTCACGCGCGTACTGATAAGTCTCCGCGGTGTAGTGGCCACCTGAGTCGATTGCCACCACATCAGGCCGCAACTTCACGCCCAGCGCGTGCGGCCACTCGCGCAGCACCACTTCATCCAACTGCTTCCACAGCTCCGGTCGTGATGGGTCGCCATAGATCTCCTGGTGATCCAGCAGCCAACCTTCCTCATCACGTCCCCAACCCCACACGCTTACAGCCAGTCGGTTGTCCTGAACGTCCACACCGACCGTTAGCGCCACCGCACCCTCGGGCAGCATCGCCGGTTCGTAGTGCTCGCAACGCTCCATCAAGCCCGCAGCATCCACCTTGCTGCTGTAGTCGTCCTCCCAGGTTTCACCCAGCACGGTGTTGACCCAGGTTTTGAGGCGCGGAGCGTCGCCCTTAGCGCGTAGGAAATCTTCGACCACCTCCTCCCACGACTTCCACCCCAGCGGGCTGTAAAGCGACGACAAGTGAAAGCCTGCCGTCTTGCCATCGCCTGGCGCGGTGGCCACCCATTGCCCTGCTGTCAACATTTGAGTCTTATGAGATTCAGCAAACCGTTCGTTGCAGTGCTCGCACTCGTACAACACCGTGCTCGGTTCGTTGTCTTCCCACTTCAACTGTGCCCACTTCAACCACTGCATCACCCCGCAATGCGGGCACGGGACGTGATACCGGCGCTGGTCACTTAACAAAAATTCCGACTCGATCCGGCTGAAATCCTTCACTGTCGGCGTTGAAGTCATGAAAATCTTCCGCCTGCTGAACGTCGTGCTGCGTCGTTCGGCCAGCGTCACCGGGTCGCCCTCGCCGTCCACATCGGTCGGGAACGCATCCACCTCATCCAGGAAGATGTAACGGCACGGAGTAGAGCGCAGACCCGTCGCGCTGTTCGCGCCCGTGAGGATCATCATTCCTCCCGGAAACTCTTTCGAGAACATCGTGTTTCCCGAATCCCGGCTCCTGGCTGGCGCAATCCGCTCACTCAGGCATGGCGTTTCGGTGATCAAACTTTCCAGCCGTTGCTTCGATAGCCGCTTCGCCATGTCCACGGTCGGCTGCACCATCAGCATCGGACCAGGGGCATGCGCGATTACGTACCCCAGCCAGTTCGAACCGGCCTCGGTCTTCCCCAACTGCGCTCCAGCCATCAGCACCACCCGCTGCATTGGGTTGGTGGTGCTCAGGCAATCCATCACCTCCTGGAGGTAAGGCGTTCGATCCGTGCGCCACGGTCCAGGCTCAGCCGATGCTTTGCCGCTCAGCACTCGATGCGCATCAGCCCATTCGCTGACCGTTAGATCAGCCTCAAACCGCAGCGCCTCGCGGCATACCTGCAACAAATCATCAATCGACTGCGCCACTCAAGCCCTCCAGCGCCTGCCCGATTTCCTTGAGCAGCAACGCATGGATCTTGGCCTGGTCGTTTTCAGCAGCAACAATCGGCGCCACCCTGTCGGGAATTGTCCGCAGGCTATCGCGCACTGCCATGTGCAGCTTGGCAAGCTTCATCTTTAGCTCGCTTTTATCAACCAGCTTGCCGCTCCTGTGCAGAAACTCCAGCTTCGTAATCTGCGCGGAATACCCTTCACGGATCGCACGGCTTCGTGCAAACGACGGGATCGCCTGATCATCCGCCTGCTTGCGGCGCAGCGCGTCATCAATCTCCGGCGCACCACCACGGCCACCACGATCCGGCGCTTTGCCCGCTGCTATCTCACGATCCAACGCCTGCGGATCAGGAATGTTATAGGCGCGGCCTTTTTTTTCGATGCTTTTAAACCGCCCCTGCTTCGCCCACCGCGCCAGCGTTTGGTAAGACTGGCCGCGGCTTTTGGCGTAATCCTGGAGGTTCATGCCTCACCTTCCAGCTTGGCTGTTTTGCCCGTGTACCTTTCCCAGCGTTTGACAATCACATCCACATAAACCGGATTCAGCTCCATTGCGTAACAAACCCGCCCGGTCGTCTCGGCGCCCATCAATGTGCTACCACTTCCCCCAAACGGCTCCACACATAGGCCGCTTGTAGGCAGGCTTGACTTCATGACCCGCTCCATCATCGCCACCGGCTTCGGCGTGGCGTGACCGTGGCGCTCCTCGCCGGTCACCCGCGAAAACTCCCACACGTCGCGCATCACGTCATGCGCGTTGTCGAAGTAACTGCGCGCGCCTTGTATCTCGCTTGTAGGACCGCCCTTTACCTTGTCCCACTCAGCCTTGAGCTGGCGCCAAGGGCGAATGAATCGCCCCGCATAAGTTGCCTGCAGCGTGGCGTAATGCTTCTCGGGTATCAGCGTGAACTGTGAGCGGGTGAACCAATGCCCGTACATCTGCACGCCGCACAGCGACTTGATTTCGGAGGACCCAACTCCGGCAGCCTTGGCTTCGTTTGCCAAGTAGGAACGCAACGGTTCCCAAGTCTCAGGGAAGTCGTCGGCGTTGACGTTGCCGCGGAACTGGTTGCCAAGTTGAAAGAAAAGGCAGTGCTCGCTAGCGATCGGAAATTGCGTCAGGTCTGGCGATGCCATGCCAGGGATCGCTTTCTTGTCCCACACAATCTGATTCCTCAACTCCATCTTCTCGCTGCTGCCCAATCCGGCCTTGTACCAGAGCCGCCACAGCTCCGGCGCATTACCCCAGATGTACCCACTGGCGTTGTCTTCCAAGAAAGGGCGAAACGTTGCCCACCACTCCATCTGGAAATTGTCGAGGTCGTCGTTGTAAAGGTTGTCATTTGCCACGCCGTCCGACGCCTTGCCCATCCCATAAGGCGGGTCAGCGTGCATCAGCGCAGCCTTTGCCCCGGCCATCAGCCGCTCTACGTCCGTGATGGCGGTTGAATCCCCGCACATCACCCGATGCTTTCCCAGCAGCCACACGTCCCCAGGCTTGCTGATCGGTTCCGCCGAAGGCTCCGGCACCTCATCCGCATCGCCCAGTTCCTCAGGCTCCAGCTGCTCAATTTCAAGCAGATCCGCCAGCTCCTCATCGCTGAAACCGATCACGCTTAGATCGAAATCTTCATCTTGAAGATCCGTCAGTTCCATCCGCAGAAGCTCGGTGTCCCACCCAGCGTTCAGCGCAAGCTGGTTGTCCGCCAACACATACGCCCGCCGCTGCCGATCGCTCAGGTGATCCAGCACCACCACCGGGACCGTGCTCAGCCCCAGGGCGTGCGCAGCATTCAGCCGGCCGTGGCCAGCAATGATGCCGTCGCTCGAATCAACCAGGATTGGATTGGTAAAGCCAAACTCTGCAATTGACGCGCAGATCTGCGCGATCTGCTCCGGGCTATGCGTGCGCGCATTACGTTCGTAAGGCTTGAGACGCTCCACCGGCCACAGCTCGATGCGCTGCGCCATCTGGATGTTGAGCTTGGCTTCGGAAGTCATGCGTTATTGCGATTGCGTCTCATTAAACCGGATTAGATTTTCTGACGCTAGCAAAAGCCCGCGCGTTTGGACGACCAGATCGGACGAGCACACGTCTG